CCATCCATTTTCATATAATACCCAATCAATCATTAAATTTTCAACAGATTCTAAATTTTTTTCATCCACTAAATTTTTAAGAAATTCAGTTTTATTTAATTTTTTACCCAAGTAAGATTTGTTGACACCACAATGCCACTCATGATACACTTTTTTTCCTTTAAATGTAACATCGGAAGCGCATCCGTTTTTTGCTATTCGAATCATTATTTATAAATTTGATTTTATAATAATTTATAAATTTGATTTTATAATCATTTATAAAATCAATTTAATATAAATTTAATAATAAATATATTATGTTTAATTTACCAGAGGATATACAACGTTATATATATGAATTTTGCAGTTTTAAATGGGATGCATTGAAAAAAATAAATAGTCAATTTTTGAAAGGTGGCTTCTATCATTCAAATTTATTATGCAAAAATCAAAATTATCCAATATTGTATAATAATTTTATGAAAAATGAAAAACAGTATGCAAAAATAATGGCATTATATCGTAATTCAAGAAATTCAAAAGTAACGAAATGGTTGCGAAATATTGAACGATATGAAAGTATTTTAGAAAAAGTTTGACAAAAAGTTCTTGTTTTGTCAAACTTTTTTAAAGTTTAAATGGTTGGTATAAATTCCCATTCTAGTTCGCCGCAAATTTTCTTCCATATCTCATCTTGCTCAATACGTTTCATTGGGTCTTTTAACATTGGGAAAAATGGTAAAAATTTCCTTTCATCCAATAATTCACACATTTTGTAAAGCACATAATAATAATTCAAAAAATTAACTCGGTCGTTCGGACAATGTGTTGAATACGGTTTCTGAATTTCCAAAAACAAATTACATAATATATCTTCCAATTCTGGCCTCATTACAGGTGGTCTAATACCTAATTTATCTTTAATAAATGGAATATGTTCATAAAATTTATTATATCCTAATTTTTTCAAAATATCTTTTGCTTTTTTATTATTCATTTTTTTCAAATCGATTCGTTCTTTCTTTATTTGATTTTTAATATCAATCAATACTTGTTCTGGGATTTGCGTTGTTTCCTTTGCTTGAAATTGAGCTAGAATTTCTCTGAAATGATTTATTCTTTTATATGCGTAAAAACACACTTCTTTCGGTGGTTCTTTGTACGAAGGCTTTTCATGTTCTATTAAATATTTGGTCTGGATACAACATTTTTTACATACTAAAATACCTTTATTGTCGACAGGTATTAATTCACCCGAACATTTATTACAAATATCATAGTTTTTTTTATAATTTTCAATATTAAAAAAATTTGAGTTAACATTTTTTAAATATGAATTTAGATTTTTGTTAGATTCTTCATTATCCTTTTTATTATTATCATAATTTTTATCAAAAAAATTATGAAGTATTTTTTTTTTATCGCAACAACCCTGCGACAATTTTTTTTTTGATTCAAAATAATTAAATATAAATTTTGAATTTCTCAATAAGTAATTTTTTTCTTCTTTTTCTTTTTTTTTTATTTCTGTTTTTATTTCTTTAATTTCTGTTTTTATTTGTAATTTTCTTTCAAGATTATTTATTTCATAAAATTCCTTTTTTAGTGATTCTATGTTTTCATTGTAATTAGGTATAAGTACATTTTTTATATCACAAAACTCACTCATTTTATCTTTATGTGTTTTATCCAACGTTATTTTTTTTTTATTAAACTTTATTTTTTTTGCTGTTTTTGGCTTAAAATTAGGCATATATTAATTATATTTAAAAACAATAGTTTAAATATATATTTTTTTAAATTATAATTAACATATTTTTTTATGTAATTAACATATTATGGACCTTGATTTCGAAGAACTTATAAAATTTGACGAAATGGACCTTATTAAGAAAACAAAGTTGGTTTTTGTGTTCAATGCTTTAGAAAAAGGGTGGACAATTAAGAAAAAAGGCGATAGATTCCTATTTTCAAAAAACCATGAGGGAAAAAAAGAAGTTTTTTTAGATTCATATTTGAAACGATTTATCCAAACAAATTTAAAAAAATATTGAAAAATTATGCTGTAAAAAAAATTTGAATTAAATTAATATTTCAAATTTTTTTTTCTTTAGGAATATTATAATAATATGGGAGGAGGTTTAATGCAACTAGTCGCTTACGGTGCTCAAGATGTTTATCTTACGGGTAACCCACAAATCACTTTCTGGAAGGTAACTTACAGACGTCACACTAACTTCGCTATGGAATCTATTGAACAAACTTTCAACGGTCAAGCCGATTTTGGCCGCCGTGTCCAATGCACTGTTTCTAGAAACGGTGATTTGGCATACCGCACATACTTACAAGTAACACTTCCAGAAATCAACCAAGATGATGCCGATTCCGGTGGAACTGGTGATGTCTACGCACGCTGGCTTGATAACCCAGGTCACCAACTTATCTCACAAGTTGAAGTAGAAATTGGTGGTCAACGCATTGACAAACAATATGGTGACTGGATGCACATCTGGAATCAATTGACTCTTACATCCGAACAAGAGTCTGGTTTCCACAAAATGATTGGTAACACAACTCAACTTACCTATTTAACAGACCCTGCGTTTGCCAAAGTAGCAACCGCCTGTTCAAATGCCGATGTACCAAATGCAACTTGCGCTCCACGCAATGCTCTTCCAGAAACTACTCTTTACATTCCATTAGAGTTCTGGTTTTGCCGCAACCCAGGACTTGCACTCCCATTGATTGCACTTCAATACCATGAAGTCAAAATCAACATTGAACTTCGCCCAATGGACGAATGTTTATGGGCTGTCGATAAAATTTCACCAGTAGCCGCAGGTGGAAATGTAAAATGTACATCCGCATACAGCAAATCTCTTGTTGCTGCTTCTTTATATGTTGATTACGTTTTCCTTGATACGGATGAGCGTCGCCGTATGGCACAAAACCCACACGAATACCTTATTGAGCAACTTCAATTCACTGGTGACGAATCAATTGGTTCTTCCAGTAACAAAGTAAAACTCAATTTCAATCATCCATGTAAAGAAATTATCTGGGTCGTACAACCTGACGCCAACGTCAGTTACTGCGATTCTTTTGTTTCAACTGAAATCTTGAATGCCGCTCTCGGTGCACAACCTTTCAATTACACTGATGCCGTTGATGCTTTACCTAACTCCATTCGCGCATTCTCTTCGACTGCTCAACTTGGTGGAGTTGCTGATGCAAGAAATAACGGTGTTATCGATGCTTCCGGTCTTTTCAATGACCCAACTGCAGGGGGGTCTGCTGCAACCGGTGACATTTCCGCAGGAGCTGTTATAGGTGTTTCTGGTGCTTTCAAAGCATCACAAAATAACGGTGTATCTGATGCCGGTGCTTTCGTACTCGCAGAAACTGCACTCGATATGCACTGCTGGGGTGAAAATCCAGTTGTTACTGCCAAACTCCAACTCAATGGTCAAGACCGTTTCTCGGAACGTGAAGGTACCTACTTCGACCTCGTCCAACCATTCCAACATCACACCAGACACCCAGATACCGGTATCAATGTCTACTCTTTCGCACTTCGCCCAGAAGAGCACCAACCATCCGGAACTTGCAATTTCTCGAGAATTGATAACGCAACACTTCAATTGGTTGTCTCTGCTGCCGCCATCTCTGGTGCAGCAACCGCCAAAGTTCGCGTATACGCTACCAACTACAATGTCCTCCGTGTCATGTCGGGTATGGGTGGTTTAGCATATTCAAATTAATTAAATTGGTGTATAAAATAAAATTGAATACAATAACTAACTTAAAGGAATATATAATAATATTATTATAATATGTTCTGTGAAAACGAAAACGTAATTGAAAAAGATGAAGGTGTTTATATTCGTGCGGGTAAATTCGCCGGTACATATAAAAATTTTTGTTATTTAATTGAAAATACCGAAACAAAGGAAAGATACTACAAAATGACTTGTAATGAATATAATACTATTTGTACCATGTTATCTATCGAAGATGTAGAATTAATTAAAAATTATAAACCATATAGACCTGTATTTTCATTGCATTCAAATGGATATGCTTTTGGAAAAGAACCGCGGTCAAAAAAACAAATTTACTTACATTCATTTGTAATTAAAAATACAAACCCTGAAGATGAAAGAATCCATGATAAAAAATACTCAATAGACCATATAAATAGATTAAGGCTTGATAATAGGCGAAATAATTTAAGATGGGCTACACAAAGTGTTCAAAATGCAAATCAAAATAAAAGAAGCAGGAAAAAAAACGCAATAAAATTACCAGAAGGCATTACGCAAGATATGATGCCTAAATATGTTTATTATTGTAAAGAATGTTATAATAAAGAAAAACAACTTTCCCGCGATTTCTTTCGTATTGAAAAGCATCCAAATCTTACAAAAAAATGCATTGCTTCTTCAAAATCATCAAAATTTACCATTTTAGAAAAATTAGAACAAATAAAAAAAAAATTATATAATTTAGATAATGACATTGAAGAAAAAAGGGAATTACCAACATATTATACAATTCAAAATTTTAGAAATACACCACATTTAACTTTCGATAGACATACTGATAATAAAAGATATAATTTAAAAATGAAAATGAAAGAAAATAAATCTTTAAAAGAAGAATTAGAAAGATTTAATGAAAAACTAAAGAAAAAATATCCAAAAAAATACCCAAATTTAATAAATTATTTAATGAAACATATTAAATAATTTAATAATTAATGTATAAAATGACTTTGACAGAAGAAGAAATTGCGAAAATCAAACAAATATTTAATCAATTTGATAAAAACAATAATAATACTATTGAAAAAAAAGAATTACTAGCATTGGCATTAGCCCTTAACAACCCGTTATCCAATGCCGAATTACAAGATTTTTTTAAAATAATTGATAAAGACCATACCTCTACTATAACATGGGAAGAATTCATTAAATATTGGGATAATTAAATTATTAAAACGTATTTAACAAAAACATAAATATTATATTATGTCTAATATTTCTTTATATATATTTTATGGATTAACAATTATTACCCTTGCTACATGCTCAACTATAATAATATTAGGAATTTGTGAATGCATATTATTGCGAAAAAAAAGACAAACTGCGCGTATTATACCAATAACACCACAAGACCAACGACAAATTACATATACATATAATCCAGAATTTATAGAATTTATAACGCTATAAATTTATCTATAAACATTTAAACTTTTTGTTTTCAAATTAACGTAATTTTGTCTTATTTTTTCATGTTTTTTGCATAAGTTTGAACTTAATTTTAATATTTTTTTTTTATTTTTTAAAAATTTATGTTTCAATATTTTTTTTTTACACATAGTACAACCCGTTTTAATTAATTTTCTCTTTAATTTTTGCCTTAATTTCATTATTTTTTTGACAATTTTTTTTGTATTTCCTTTTCTATTAAAAACTAAAAA